AAAACCAGTTGGTCCAATATTACCTTGAGGACCAGTAAAACCAGTTGGTCCAATATTACCTTGAGGACCAGTAAAACCAGTTGGTCCAATATTACCTTGAGGACCAGTAAAACCAGTTGGTCCTTGTGGTCCAGTGAATCCATACCCAGTATATCCCAAAAATGCTGTAGTTTGAACGCTGTTATCTAAAAATGTTAAAGTGTCTAAACCGCGTAGATTTTTTGCTGAATCTTGATAAGCGTTAGGGTCTCCTTCATCTTTATTATATGTTAATACTGAATGAGTGAATTCGTTTCTAAAACCATTTCGAAGTGCCATTATATAATATAATATTATTTTTTATTTAATTTTTTTTCGGCTCTCTTTTTCTTATTAGAAATTAATGTCTGTTCTAATTTTGCTTTTTTTCTTTCCTCTTCTGTTGCATATTTTGGTTTACGACCTCTTTTTACTAAGATAGGTTCTGGTTTTTCATCTTCTAAAATAACTGCTGGTTCTTCCGCTGGTATTTCATCAACAATCTTTATTTTTTTAGTTCTTTTCTTTTTTTCTTTAAGTATATCTTTAATAAGCCAATTTAATATGTCTGTGTCTGTAAAATGTTCCCTCAACTTTTTCAAAGGGTCTTTAGTACGACGCGGATAAAGTTTTTTATCGACAAATTCTAATTCATTTAAAGTACCTTCTAATCCTCCATACATTATATTATAAATAAATATATTTTTATTTATAATTTTTTACATTTTTTAAATTAATTAACACAAATTATAAAATTAATTGATATAAAAGGTGCTGTTATATTTACTCCACTTAAATTACTGTAAGGATCTATCTGTTGTATATTTGTCCCAGATGATTTTAATGTAAGACCTGTTGTAGAACTACCAACATTAAAATTGCCATCTTGATTTGCTTTTTTAATAAATCCTTGAGTTCCTGTAGTTGCAAATGGTTGGTCCTCACTCCATCCATCATGAAAATGTCCATTATCATTTACAATATGCGTATGATTACACATTTCAGTTAATAAAGGAAAACCTGAAGGAAATACTGAACCAAATTTTAAATAATTATTTATTCCTCCTGTTGTTCCATTACCGCTAAATAAATTACTAAATGATAAATTATTTATATTATTATTACCACCTAAAATATAATAATTTCTTAAATCTGGTAAATTAAAATTTAACGCTGAACCACCGTAATTATAACCAATAATATTAAATAATTGTTGATAATTAGAAACAATTAATGACTGACCATTACAAATTAAATAATTTATTGGAGGATTTAATAAAATAGTTGGAATAATAGAACCAATCACCCTATTATTTTTTTCTTGTAAAATGTTTAATTTAGTATTTAAAGAATTTAATTCATTTTGTAAAGTTATTAACTCATTTTTTTGAGTTGTTAAATTTATAGTTGAAATAGTATTATTAACATATTCTATTGATGATAAATTATCATCTGTTAAATTTCCTAATAATGTATTATTATCATATAAAACATTATTTAAAACTCTTTGTTGAGAAGACCTATAAGACATATATTATATATTTATAAAATTAATTTAACCTTTATTAACTAGTTTTAACTATTTTTAACTTTTTTAAGTATTAATGTAAAAATTACAACTAAAAAAGGGCATTGTAATATTAACTCCATTCAATCCTGAAATAGGGTCAATTTGTTGTATATTAGTTCCTTGATTAGATATTCCAATATTTGTTTTCGATACTGATGTTGGGAAAGAATCAATTGTTTGAGTAGAACTTGTAAAAGGTGTTGTTGACCCACTATAACTTCCGTAATTAGGGTAATCACCGATAGAATGACTGTGTCCTGGGTCAATTGTAAGATGGGTGTGGGGTGGTGCAAATGTTAATATAGGAAAATTTGTTGCTGGATAACTATTTCCTGTAATATAAAAATTATTTATTGCTCCTGTTGTTCCATTTCCACTTATTAAATTACTTGCTGGCACACCATTTAATTCTCCATTAGCACCTAATAAAAATGTATTTTTCATATTCGGTACATTAAAATTTAAACCTGAACCACCGTAAGCATATCCAATAACATTAAATAAATTTTGATAATCTGTAACTAAATAAGATGAACCATCACAATATAAAGAATAAATTGGCGGAGTTGTTGATAATGAAATAAAAATAGAACCTGTTGTCCTTACTATTTCGTTACTTAAAGTTGTTATTTCATTATTAATATTATCAATTTGATTTTGTAATGATGTTAAAGTATTATTAATATTAATTATATCATTATTAATATTTAATGCTTCATCATTAACATATTGAACTGATGCTATACTATTTAAAATATTTTCATTAATATCTACTGTTGTATTTTCAAAAAATATATTGGGTATTATTTGTTGATTTATTCCAGAACGAAAAGACATATATTATAATATAATATTTTTTAATTATTTAATTAAAAATTTTAATAAAGACCAAGTTCTTTAACCTTTTTAGATGCTTCTCCTAATTTTACGTTGTGTTTTTTCATGTATTCTGCAACAACATCTCCACGAACTGATTCCCCACGCTTAGTTCCAACGATCGGTTTAATATCTGTTTTAATATTTTTTTTAGAATGAATTTTAGAACTTTTTAAAATATTTGAGATATCATTCATTGATTCATCGCATTTTTTAGATTTTTTTAAAATATTTTCAAAATCTTTATTTTTAATTTTCTTGTGACCAGCACCAACTATTGCACCTTTTAAAGCATCTTTTAATAATTCCTTACCAATTGGTAAAACAACATCTTTTAAAACTTCTTTTCCTACATTTCCAATAGTTCTGCCAACAGGTACAACAACATCATCGTAAAAACCAGCTCCTTCTTCATCACTTGAATAATCACTTGATGATTCACTTGAAGATGATGATGAATATCCACCCCCTAAAATAGGTTTATTTAATAGCATTGAACCACCCCTTGATTTTAAATTTGATTTATCATCGCTTCTATTATTATATTGTTCAAAATTTTTAAAATGTTTTGAACCGACTATTAATGGTTCTTGGTAATAAGTACGCTCATTACCTGATGGAAAAGGATGATGTCCTAATGAACGACGATTAGCAAATCTTTTATCTTGAGTTGAAACAAAATCATCTTGACGATAATAAGGAGATGATTTTATATAATTTTGTTGAGACTTTTCTATCTCGTTTGCTTGTTTTTTATTATAATACATTGCCATTATTATATATATTAAATAATATAATAATTTATATTATTTAATTAATTTTTATATGATTAGACGTTACAAACATTTTTAAGATGTCTTGATATGGAATCTTTACGCATTTCTTTATTACATTGCGGACAATTACCTTTTAAAGATTTATATTCTTTTCTTTTATCTTTATTTTTTTCTTCCCATTCTTTATAATATTCTTGTTTATCTTCTTCTGTCATATTCAAATTTTTATATTTATTTACACATTCAATAGATTTAATATAAAATCTTTCTCTTGCTAATAATTCTTCATTAATATTACAAGGATATATTTCTAATAATTCAATATAATAATCTCCACCTTCTATAATTTGAAAAGATGTTATATTACTTCTTTTTTCATTTTTCCATTGTTTAAAACTTTGAATATGATTAGCAAGTCTTCTCGCTAAAGTAGGTTCGCATGTAGAACCAATATAAATTTTATTAGTAATATTACAAACTAATTTATATATTTTACCTTTTGAATAATCTTTAACCATACTGTTATATATTAATATATACTGTTTCTTTAAATGGTTTAAATTATTAAAAATCTATTTTACTAAAGAATGTAATTTAGATTTCCCCACGTGTTTTCCTCCTTCTTTTTTCAAATGTCTTGGACTTTTTTTGTGGATTCTGTGAAATTTAGAAACAGATGCCATGCCTTTATTTAATGCTCCTCCTACTGTTTTTTCAAATAATTGTTCGTCAATAGCATTTTCACCATGAATTTCTTCTTTCGCCTCAAGGACAAGTTCTCTATTCAATACTGCACTGAAAATTTGACTTGAACCTAATTCTGTCACAATGAAACCTGCATTAAATACACCGATTACTACCTCTGGTTGTATTTGGAAAGGGTACTGGTTATAAACATTATTTAATTGAATTTGTAAATTAAATTGTCCAATAGAACTATTGGAAAGCATTGCATCCATACTAAGGTCACGTGCAGGATTTATAACCAACATTGACCCAAGGGTTGGAATATTAACAGCAACCCCAGATTGAACAGCGTTAGCAGTTCCTCTAAAAGAATAAAAACTTTGTCTTGACCCAGCATTTTTTGATAAATTAAATAATTGAGATTGAGAAGCAGAACTTAATAAACCTGATGCATTATTCCAAGTTATTGAAACATTATTAATGGTTAAAAAAGAATCAGGATATGCCCAGTTCTGTTGAGATGATGGGATACGAATTCCTACAACAATTAATTGCGGAACTTGATTTAACTGAAGATTTTGACATGAGATTGTATAACCGCCAGTATTAGCAGACATTAAAGGAGAGTTTGAACTTGGAGAGATATAACGGTCATATCCCATATAATTCGTAACATTTCTTGTACTTACTTGTGAATATTGAATATCACTTAATGTTAAAAAATTAAAAAGCAATGAAGCATTGGTAAAACCAAGACCAGAAGAAGCAGGAGTCCCCAATGTAATCGAACTAATATAAGATGACCACCCAGTAGGAGTTGCGGTGACATTTCCAGTATTCCAAACCCTCGAACAATCATTTACAGTTAGAGTCATTGCTATTGCATTGAGACCAATGAGACCAGCACGATTGAAATCATTACTGATAAACGGATTCAATGCAAGAAACGGTTCGCACAATTGTTTAAAAGACACATATATAATCCATGTATCAGTTGTAGATGTAGAAATAAGAGATGAATCAGTATAAGTACCAGCAATATAATGATTAACAATAAAAGTTGCAGGGTAACTTCCGTTAGGAATTCTTGAGTTATCTTGAGAACAGTCATTATAATTACCCATAGGGGATGAGTTAGATAAAACAGCATCGCCAAAAGAACCCCAGTATTCATTGATATAATCAGGGGATGTTGAATTAATTTTATCCAAATTTGTTTGGTCTTCTAAAAGTTTAGCAAACGGAAGCACATCGCGGTAATTCGTTGATACTTGAGCGTTATTGATACTTAGTTGTGCAGTATTTAACAATGACTGTAAGGGGTACGGTGCTAGACTATCAGTTACTCCGTAGCTTAGACACGATTTATTTATAGGGACGTTTGTACAATTTATTGTTAAATTAAGGTCACTTTGAAAAAGAACTCTGGCATCACTACAAATCGATTGACTGGGGATTTGAATATTAGCGGATAAAGAAGTGTTTGATGCGGAATTAAAAGGAAATCGTTGATAAGTTGAATTTCTTGCACCATTATACGTACCAAAACTAATTTGGTCGGTCAAATCCGCCACTCTGCTATCAGTGATAGTTACTGTTTTAATTTCGTGACTCATTATATATAATCTAAAAATATTTTTTTTTTATAATATTATTTTATTTTATACTTTTTAAATGTGAAAATTTATCCTTCTTAAAAAAACCTAATTTAACAGAACAAGACGCCCCACTATTTAAATATATAGGAAATAATAATGAACTTTTCCCCCTATACCAAAATTTAAAATCTAAAGTGTATAACTGTTGGGCATCATTTAAATCAAAAAATTGGTATTGAGCATTCGGTATATAATTAATGGTTTTAGTGTATATATTATCAGGCACTGAATATTCTATTAAAATAGGTTGAGTTAAGGAGTTATTATTATTTCCTACAATATATTCTGCACCATTAAAATATAATTGAGGCGTTGCTATTAAAACTTTTTGAACAGGTAAAAAATTAGATGTTATAACTATTGATGAAACAGGAGACCAAAGATTAATACTCGGGAGTTCTTGCGGAATAGTTCTTAAACCAGTTGTTGAATCAAAAGTCCCAGTATTTTTTGTAAGATATAACTTTTCAACTGATACATTATTTAATGATGTTGACTGACTTGGTAAAAATGAATATAAATAATATAGAGCGGAATTCATATAAATTTGAACAAATGGAGAAGAACCTAAATCAACAAAAACATTATTGGATACACTAATACTAAATAATTGAGTTATTGCGTCGTATGTAATTATAGGAGTAGAAATAGAAGGTAAAGCAGGGACTAATAATTGCAAACTTGCGTAAGCAGTACTAAAAGCATTATTAACCATTTGATTAAAAAAATTATAATTATAAATATTATAGTATCCTTCATTGTAAAATGGTGCTCCATCAGTGTATGAACTAGGCGGTAAAGGTACAGGCACTAATAAATCTTGTTGAATAAAAATCACTGGTTTGGTTACTGTAAAACCGCCATATGATAATGATATTGTATAAACCGTTAAATTAACATTACTTTGGTCTGGTTGAATTTCAGGGATAAAAACAGGAATTGATGTATTATTTATTGTAAATTGTGTTATAGCACCATAGTACAATGAAGGATTCGTTAAATATGGAATTGTTCTACTTTGATTATAACTTGCTGGTGAGTTATTGTAACTTGTGTTAATAAAATTTGTTGAAACAAGGTCAAAATATAAAACGTCGCTTTCTTCACTCATTGAATATAATTATTATAAATATATTTAAAAAATATATTTTATAAACATATTTAAAAAAGATTTTATAAAAATCTTAACTTTAATCAAATTAAATATCTTTAATAATGGAATTTTAACAAAAAAACTTTTAAAAAGCGGATTTTACAAGATATTTAATATGGAATTAATAGATTTTAAAGATTTTTAATGTAAAAATCATATATTTAGATATATTAGATATATACAATGATGGTTTTATTGTAATTATTTATAAATAATTACATTGGGTATATATCAATAAATAGATATTTAATGATATTTAATGGTTTTTATTAGATTTTTAATTAAAATATCTTGATTTAGATGTTTAATATATATTAAATATCTAAAATTCCGTTTTTAAAACTTTTTTATTTAAAATTTCTTTATTATATATTTACAAAATGTAAAATTAAAGATATTTCTTTATTAATATTAGATGTTGTATTGGTATTAAAGTATGTTCTAAAGCATCAGCAGTAACTCCTTCTCTTTTAAATAAATATTTTTCAAAATCATTGAACTCTTCTTCATTATATTTTATATAATATAAACCATCAGTAAAATTAAATAATAAAATTAATTGTTTATCTGTTTCTTTTAATTTATTTGTTGTAATCATTGTTGTACTATATTTTTTATAATTATTTTTTCTTGATTTTAATTCAAAATTGTAAATTTCACTTATAAAATCATATTTATCATATTGTCCTGTAGTTTGTTCTATATTTTCATTAAAATATTCTTCAATTAATGGTAAAATTTTAATTTCTTGTTCTTTACCAAATTTATATGAGTGGGCAAAGTGTCGTGACATTTCCTTATATTATACAAATATTTTATTTTTCCATTAATATCGAATTTTTTTTATTTATTATATTTATTAAATATATAAAATGGATGAAATGTTAACTGGTGAAGATATAAAAAATTTACTCAAACAAGATGTAAAAAAAGTTAGGATTGTTCGTTTTAGTGATTTGTATAAATATAAAACTTTACAAGAACTTTTACCTAAAAAAAATTCATTTATAGTTATTTTTTTTGAGACTGAATCTTATAGTAGGGGTCATTGGGTTGCAATTTTTCGTTATAATAACTCTTTCGAATATTACGATTCATATGGTCTCACTGAAAAAGAAGACTATTCATTAATTCCAAAAGATACTAAAAAAGAATTGAATGAAAAAGATTATTTAAAAAATTTATTTAAAAATAATTTGGTTATAGAAAATACCAAGGATTTTCAAAAATGGGATAATAAAATTAATACATGCGGTAGATGGGTCGTTATACGTATATATCTTTTTTTAAAAGGGTATGATTTAAAGCACTTTATAAGACAAATAGATAATTTAATGAGATTGTACGGTTTTAAAAGTTACGATGAATTAGCAGTTTATTTTACAGAATAAAAATATAAAAATATCTAAAAAAAAATCTATTTTAAAGATATATAATGGAACATATGGACTCAAAAAAAATAAGAGATTCAAGTAAAAATATTTATTTAAAAAATATTTTACGATTAAATAATAATGAGGAAGTTAAAGATTTAAATTTTTTAAAAAATACTGATACAATAATGAAAAAATTAGAAAAATATAAACCAAATTCTAAGAGAACTTATTTAATAAGTATTGTCAGCACATTAAAAGACCAACCTAATTTTCAAGATTGTTTTAAATATTATTACAATGAAATGATGCAATTAAATAAAAATTTAAAAGTAAATAATGTTAAAAGTGAGGCACAAGAAAAGAACTGGATAACACAAGATGAAGTAAAAGAAATTTTTAATAATTTATTAGAACAAGCAACCCCATTATTTAATTTAAAAAAGTTAAATGAAGAAGAGTATAAAAGAGTATTATATATGATAGTTTTAGGGTTATATGTGCTTCAACCTGTTCGACGCAATAAAGATTATCAATTAATGAAGATAGTACCTAATATGAAAGCAGTGTCTAAACAACCAAATTATAAAGATTTTAATTATTTAGATTTATCAAGTGGTAAATTTTTATTTTTTAATTTTAAAACGTCAGGCACTTATCATCTACAAGAAGTTGATATTAATGATAAATTATTGAACTTAATCAAAATTTATTTAAAATTTTATCCAATAAAAAAAAAAGAGTATCTTTTAGTAGATTATCAAGCGAAACCCTTTATATTAGTTAACGATATTACAAGAATATTGAATAAAATATTTAAAAAAAATATTGGCGTGTCTATGCTACGCAATATTTTTTTAACAGATCAATTTGGAGATGAAGTTCAAAAAATGAATTCTTTAGCAAAGGATATGGGAACTAGCAGTTCTACAATAAATAACCAATACGTTAAGATAGATGATAAAAAAAATTAAAATCCTATTAAATGACCATCTTTAGCATTATATAAAATATATGAAAAACCATCTAATTTTTGCGGTGTTTTACCGATATTTATAATTCCAATTTTTACAATAGTTTGTAAACCATATTGAGTTATTTTACAAAAACTTATTATAATATTTGGTTTATCATCACTTATACTATTAAGTTGTCCTATAATTGTTGAATTTTCATTTGATTTAAACGGTATTGTTAAAATTTTTGTAAAATTCCCCTTTTCAACAATTATATTTAAATCTATTTTTCCAAAATAAGTGCTATTAATAACTAGTTCATCAGTAATATTTATTTTTTTTATTTTTAAACGGTCATTTCCTATTGTATCATCACATTTTAATTCTGCATTTTCTATTTTTAAAAATTTTGTATTAATATTATTTAAATTTGCATTTTGTCCTGATATATTTTCAACAGTAACAGAAGAGCAATCTAAGTTACAATCATTTACAGATGGTTTTATTAAAATTTCTTTATAATTATATCCTTCTACATTTTTATATATAATATTATTAAATTCCATTTAATAATATTATATATATTTATTTTTATTATTTTTAAATATATTTTTATATTAATTTATTTTATATTAAGGATATATTTGATTTCCATTAAAATATAATATTTGTCCTGTAGAGTCAGTGTATAAAGAAGCATTAAAGGTTTGGGCAGGATTACTTAAATATAATAATGATGTTGTTATATTTGATGTAGTTTTAATAGGATTGGCAGATGTTATAACACCTGTTGAACTACAAGTTAATGAAACGGTTTGATTAGTATTATTTAAACTTATACCTGATGATGATAAATTAGCTGAAGTTTGAATAGGACTAGAAGTCAATATAATTCCTGATGGATTACACGCTAATGAAGCACTTTGAAGACCATTATTTAAAGTTATACCTGATGATGATAAATTAGCAGAAGTTTGAATAGGACTAGAAGTTAATAGAATTCCTGTTGGATTACACGCTAATGAAGCGGTTTGAAGACCATTATTTAAAGTTATACCTGATGCTGATAAATTAGCAGAAGTTTGAATAGGACTATCAGCCAATATAATTCCTGTTGGATTACACGATAAATTAGCAGAAGCGCTACCATTAGTTAAATTTAAAGAAGTTAAATTTGCCGATGTTGTATTTTTTGTTGATGTGAAAGTTGATGAACTTGGAACATATCCAGACACATTTGAATATTCAGCATTAGAAATTGTTAACGAAGTTAAAGTTAAATCTTGATTTTCTAAGGTTGCAACACTCATTATATAAATTATATAAATATAATAAAATTAATTATTTTATAATTTTATTATTCTTTAAGTATTTTTTTATTAATATTTTAAGCGTAACAAATAAAATAAGAAACTGCTATATAAGAAGGCGTAATATTTACGCCATTACCGCCAGAAATAGGGTCGGTTGTCTGTATATTTGTCCCTGTTAAATCGGTTGGAATACCTGATCCGCCAGATTGACTAAAGAGATATTGTTGTACACCAACAGGTGTAATTGTTGATAGATTTGAATCAAGATAAATAGTATTGTGTGAGTGTTCCGGTACTTCTTGTAATAATGCTGTTACATTATTTGATGAATTTAAATAATTATATGATATTAATTGCGTATTTGTATATCCACCCTGACCGTTCCCTGTAGCGTAGTTACTACTTGGGACTCCATTTAAACTTCCATTATTGCCTATGGGAAAACGAGAAGAAAAATTTGGAACATTAAATGTTCCAGAACTACCACCGTAAGCGTATCCAATAGCAGAAAATAATAAAGGGTAAGTAGAAGTAGAATAAGAACCACCATCACAATTTAAATAATTAGGGACTAATGTATTTGTTGATATCATTTTAATTTCGCCGACAACTCTAAAACCAACTTGATAATTTTTTGAATTAATATTTAATGTTGGGTTTCCTGTAAAATTAGCATTTCCGTTTATAGTTGTAGTTGAAAATGTAGTTGTCGAAAGAGTAGGAATCGATACTGTCCCTGTAAAATTTGTATTTCCAGTTATTGAAGGAATAGTTGCTGTAGGTCCTGATAAAAGACCAGTAAAAGTGGGGTTATTAATTGGTAAAAATAGAGTGCTTAAAGATGATATAGCAGAACGTACGAAATTTAAATTTGCAATTAATGTGCCAACAGTTGCTGTCTGTGGTTGGTCCTCTGCTAAAGTATTTGAAAAAAACTCATTATCTAAAACTCTTTGGAATGTAGATGATGCAAATGCCATATTATATTAATATATAATATTTTTATATTTAATATTTATTTAGTTGATTCTTCTTTATTTTCTATATCTTCTTTAAATTCAATATCAACATCTCTTGTAATTTTTATACAACAGAATGAGACATCTTTACATTTACTTTTATATAATAATCTACCACCTGCTAATATGCAACCGATTACAGATGTTATTAAAAATGTGTAAAAAACCTCGCTTAGTTCTTGTGACATATTATAATATGAATATTTTAATTTAAAAATAAATTATTAATATATAATATGAATGAAAAATTAAAAGAACTTTTAAAATATTCTAATCCTGAAGAGGCACAACGAATAGCATTTAAAAAATATGGTAATGATGCTTTATTGTATATTTCAACAAGAAAAAATAAAAAGTATATGATTAAAGATCCTAGTACAGGTCATATGGTACATTTTGGACAGATCCCCTATCAGGATTTTTTAAAACACAGGACCGAACAGCGTCGCCAGTTATTCCTTAAACGCACTATAAATATACGAGGTAACTGGGAAGATAACCCATATTCGCCGAATAATTTAAGCCGTATAATTCTTTGGGGTGCTTAAAGGGGGTATATCACATATTAATAAATCACCGTATAAAAATATTAAATAAATATTTTTATAGAAGAACTTTATCGTAAAATATTTTGATAATTAATATTTAAAATTAATTTAATAAATATATTTAATGACTACTTATAATATTAAAATATTTAAAATCTTTGATAAATATAATAATTTTTATATTACTGGATGTTACAATGTAAGAATAACAAGTTATTTTAAAAAATTATTAAAATTCTACAATGATTGGAAGAATGATTTAACAAATAGAAAATCTTATCAAGTTGTTTTTGGTTTCTTTGAAAAATATGGAGTCGATTGTGAATTAAAATTATATTGTTCATATATTGGAACAAATCAATCGAAAAAAGAAGTTATTGAATATTTAATAAGTAATTTAAAAGATTATAAAAAATGTTTTAATATTTATAATAATATTTATAAAAGAAGAAACTGTTTTTTGTTAAAATTTTAAATTAATTGGTTATAAACATTTAAATGTAGTTTTACACCTTTTTTGTGATAATCTATTAATTTATTTACTGTTCTTTGATATGCAGAATAATTTTCAATTTGTAAATAATCTAAATAATCCAATAATTCTTTCTCAGTATTAAAATCTTTGGTGGGGTCATCAATAAGAGGTTTTGATCTTGGATTAACCTTTTTTTCTTTCTTTTTGGGTTTCTCTAAAGTTTTTAAATTTAAAATTGGAAATAAATCGGTGTCTTCTTCTGCATTTTTTTTTACTTTTATTTTTATTTTTTTTGGTTTTGGTTCAATTGGTTCAAAATTACCGAATTCATCTATTACTGGTTTCTTTTTTATTTTTTTAGGTTTTTCTTCTTCTTCAACTATTTCTTTAATAATTGATTTAGGAACTTTACCAAGCATTCCAATAATATCTTGAATACTTTGATTTATACTACTCATTTGCTTATTATTTATATCTCCTTTTTTTGTTTTAATATGTTGTCGTGGTTCTTTTTTTAAAATATCAGGTTTTACAAGATTATCTTCATTACTATCTTTTAAATGAAATTGATAACCATCAAAATGAATATATTTATCCAGTTGATTAATAAGTTTCTGTTTTCCAACTGAAATTTTAATATTTTTTAAATCAAAATGAGATACTAATTGTTTTAATTGCGGAATTGTAAAATGCTCTAATGAACTCATATTATATATTATAAGATTATTATTTTTTTTATTATTTATTATATATGAAACCAATAGATTTAAAATTATATAATAAAATTAAAAGAGAAATTTTTGATAAAAATCCAATAAATTCTGCTTATAGAAGTGGTTTATTGATAAAAACTTATAAGAACGAATTCTTAAAAAAATATGGTAATATTGAACCTTTTAAAAATGATTTTAAAGAACGCCCATTAGAACGATGGTTTAAAGAAAATTGGATTAACACCAACGAAATTATTGGTGTAAATGGTTATCCTGTATTTCGTCCATTAATTAAAATTGATGAAAATACGCCGAAAACTGTACAAGAAATACCGCTTAAAAGATTGAAAGAACAATATTTATTGAAGCAAAAATATAAATATAATAAGAATCTACCTAAATTTTAAAATCTATCTAATATTTTTCTTTTATAGACCACACCATCATATTTAAATAATAAATGCGTAGCATTTTCGCTATATTCTGTATATTTACAACGAAATACCCTATAAGTTTCTGCTAATATTTCTATATTATCATATCCTTCTACTGGTTTTATACTTGAATATTCATCATCTTCATCGTAATATTCAATAAGATTTGGGGCAGGTAAATATCCTCCCTCTACTGTGTAAAAATCCATACCGCATGCTGTGATATCATCGTAATCATATAAATCGTAAAATTTTGTCTCTTTATTCAAGTATTTATCGCTCTTTCTATAAATATATCTCATTATAGGTAATTTACCAATGAATTGTTCTTTAATATTTATTATATCTCCTAGAACACCATTAAATAATGTTAATGAAGGATAGTTAAGAGATATTCTATTTAAAAAACATTTATTAAATTTTGCTCGTGCTTTATCGTAGTCTTCTAATGTTAAAAAATCATATATTAAATTTTCTATCTCAAATGGGATAGAAAATTTTTTGGTTACAGAGTTTATCGCGGATATAGAAGACATACTTGAACTAATAGATTTTTGATTGTAGGCAAAAAATTAATCAATTTTTTTTAATTCTTTAAAGATTATTTTTAAATAGCAGTGTGTACAATAAATATTTTATTATTTTATTATTTTAATTATTTTTTTACAAGAAAGTAGAAGAAAGTAGATATAGAATATTAAGTCCCAAATTTCAACAAAGTCCCAAATCTTGCCCAAAAATAAGGTTTTTTTCTCGCATATACAAAATATAAGAAAAAAACCTGAAAATTGGGCAAGATTTGGGACTT